CTTAACTTCAGAAAGTTCCCTTAATGATTGGCAATCGTAAGCGTTTTTAAGACTTTCCAATTCCGTAAATATCGGCTTGATAATCATTTCCTGAAAAGCTTCACTTTCGATATTGCCTTTAAGGTCTCTTAATTTATAAAATTCTTTTTCTTTTTCATCATTATTCATATTTTTTTTATAATTGATTACTTCCAGGAGTCGGCAACATTTGAGGATCTAGCGACTCTTGTTGTGCTTGCATTCTTTCTTGCTCTTCCATCATTGGATCGCTTTCCGCTATTATGTCATCAATATTCTGCTCTCCTTGTCTCTCTGCTATTCGTCTCAGCAATGCTCTCTTTTCTTTATTTGTCAAAATATCGGCTGATAAGTTTAATAAATCAATGAGCCTTCTGCTTTGTAAATTTTTATCCTGTGTCACATTGGTCTCCCCCTTAACAGTAATATCCCATTTTACTTTATTTGCTTCGTTAACTAATAGAAGATAAATATCCTCACGAGATTCCTCGGGGAATATCTTCAATATATCGGAATCAACACTCTGCAATCTTTTTAGTTCCATATCTAACAACATTTTTCCTAATTCTGCAAAGGATTTTTTAAATCTTCTAACGATTAAGTCAAATCTTCTCGAGACATTGCTTTGAGCTATTTCATCTTGCCCGAGTGTCTTATTCGAAGTTGAGCCTTGAATTAAATCACTGGCTCCACTCGCCCTTTTATGCTCATCATCCACCTTGTTCATTAACTCAATTATGCCCTGTTTCAAGTCTGGGAACATTATCGGTCTAATGTTATCGTCTAAACTTCCTTTATCTAAGTCGACGGCTATACCTCCGCCCGGCTTAGCCACTAATTGACTTTTGTTAACGTTAGCCCCCCTGCGAAAAATAAACATCGGATTATTAGCTAGTATGACATTATCCAAGGATTGATTTAACAACCGATAAAATAAAGTGCCTAAGCCTTTCACATTATGCCCAACGCCGAAACCATCGAACCTGTTCGGGAATGGTTTCTTTTCGAAGACAAATTTAACAGCGTTAATAACTCCATCATAATTTTTGGAGTCCCGCAAAACTAAATCCTTCTCTCCCCTAGCGATTGTAATAATCCTATCCCTAGAGACACTTTCAACTATCTCAATGAGTCCATCCCCGATAACATTACTTGAATTATTTTGAGCAATTGAGTAAGTAGAATTGTAACCTGTTTTAGTATTTTTATTTTTTGCTTTGAGTTCATCCCGATTAAGTTTGCCCAGCTCGTTAGTATAGTTATACATCTTATTTTTTTTGACATTTTCCAGATTTAAAATTAAGCGAAAAACTAAACAATATTGCTCCTTAACCGAACTGACATTGGGATTATAAAATATATCTAATATCTCAGGGACCTCAAGTGTCGGTTCGTCAATTATAGGTGTCTCAGTGCCATCTTGGTTCTCCTTAGTTTGAAAATTCCAGTTTGGTCTGATAATCGAAAAACCGAATACCACCGCTTGATGAACCCAATCTTCTATTTTATTATAATAATCCTCTATGTGTGTGAGTCTCCAATTAAGAATTTTCTCAATTATATAAGCTAATGTCTTATCATTATCTTCCTGCCCCACAACTTCAAACTCAGGATCCCCCGAAAAAATAAAAGGCTTGATAAAATTAACCTCCGTTCTTAATTTCGGAATTGTTTCAGAATTTTTGTAGGGAGTTCTGGTATTCGAGTCCTCCCTCCCAATATAGGTGTTACTAATTTCATCTATAACCTGCCTATCAGTAGACGTGTATTGTGTATATTCAGTTATTTTTTTCAAAACAGAGTCGAGCAATTGCTGTTCGTTTTCCTTTTCGCTTTTCTTTTTCTTTTCTTTTTTGTAGTTCATTTTTTAAAAAATTATAATTTAAAGTAAGTTCCATAATGATCAAAGTACGGGTCGGGGGTTTCTATGTTATTGGCGTTCTCATCTGGAGTAATAGCCCAGTATCTCATCATATCGGAACAATGGCTTGACCAGTCGTGCCGAGGATTATTCCTGTAGACTTTATTTTTTTCGTCAAAATCTTTGCTGTAGTTTTTAATCGCCTTAATTGCCCGCTGACAATTTCTCGAATCAATCCAAAGACTCCCAAGCCTAACCCTTAATGCGTCGATACCATCCTGAACGCTCAACATCGGCACTACTGATTTTATTTTTTCATTTTCCTTTTTAACTTCAAAATTTATTCCAAGATTGCAAGCAGTCTCATATCGGCTCTTGCCAGTTCCAAGTTCCCTGACGGTGATGTCGTGCGGAGCGTAATGTTTCCCATACTGATAATTTTTATTTTTCAAAATCTGGATGTAATAATTCAATCCTTCGCCACTTCCTTCTTCGTAGTCAATCATTCGCCACTCTTTGCCATTTTTCTGGAAAAAACCGATTGTCATAGAGTCATTAATTCCCAAATCCCACCAAGTGTCGACTAATAGATTACTCTCGTACGGGACCGTGGTAATTCTGCCTTCTTTTTCCATTGTATCGATTAATTTATGGTAATAATTTCCGCTGACGCCTGCAGTGAAAGAACAAAAATATTCCTGTAAAAAAATACTGTCATCCCCATTTTTCGCAATGATTTCTTTTCTTTCTTGCTCTATCGCTTTCTTCGAAATTGCCCCAGTATCATCAACGGTTAGAAGTGAGGTAAACCAGTTGTCAGGGTCAGTTTTTGCATAGTCCAATAAATCTTTGGCGTGATTTTCCCCTCTTGGCGTGAAATTAAAAATCGCAATGCCATCATTCTCAGCTAATATAGGACGCATATAATCCCATACACGGGGGTCCTGTAAAGAATACTCAGAGAATACCACGATTATTGGATTAGTTCCTACTATAGAGTCAATATTGTTAGCCCCGATAACTTGGAAAGTACTCCCATTAATTAACTCAATTAGCATTGCGTCATTGATTGTTTTTTTTCTTAAAATTTTCGGAAAATGATCCAAAAATTTAAATCCATTTTTATCGATCCCGTTCCACAATATTTTTTCGCCTTGCGAATATGTCGGGAAAATGTAATAACACCCGCCCTTACGTCGCATTAATTCTCTCGCCACAATATTAATATCGGTTTTTTCTTTCCCAGACCGCCGATGCCATACCTGAATTATTCGCTTATATCCTTTGTCAATCGCCTGTAGTATCGGGAGTTGGTAATCCCTCGGCTGGTATAGGTGGGGGATTGTTATCTCGGGCATAATTTAATAAATTTATTGTTAAATTCGCATCAATTTCATTCTCTACTCTTTGGGTTGGTTTTCCGTCTCTCTGTTGCCAATATTCCTTAATCATTATACTGTCGCCGTCGACTATCATTTTTTTTAGAATTTTTTTATTTAAAGCTTCGCGAAAGGTGTAATTTTTTCCCGCAATAAAATTATCGAGTAACGCATCCATTTGTTTGACTAAAGTAAGTTTATTTTTCGCTCCCAGAGGTCTCCCGGGATTGTCTTCAATAAATTTTCCCGTTTTCGGGTTAGTATAATTTTTTTTCACGTTTTTTGACGTTATGTTTAGTTTTTGTTATCTTATTTTTATTTTATACTTTTTGAAAGCATTGTCAATTTTATAAAAAAAAACAAGCCTATAAAAAAAGGAAACTTTACTATTCACATTAATTTTTTTTTAATAGTTTTTTTAGTTTTTTAAAGTTTTTAAAATTTTTTTTTTTTTTTTTTTTTTTTAAGTTTTTTTAAGTTTTTTTAAAATTTTTAAGTTTTTTTAATTTTTTTAATTTTTTAAAATTTTTTAAAATTTTTTAAAATTTTTTTAAGTTTTTTAAGTTTTTTTAAGTTTTTTTAAGTTTTTTTTTAAAAGCCTAATGTCCCAAAGGGGCATTAGGCTTTTTTGTTTTTTAAGTAAATTTTAAAAAAAAGCACAGTATCAGCCGTGCCAATTAAGTTTGCCCAAATATTCCTCTGCTAATTGCCAATAGTTTTGGTTTTTATTGTTTATCGTTTTGTTTTTTATTTTTTTATTAAAAAAAACAAAAAACTATTATCTTTTTTAAACTTTTAAAATTTTTTTTAAAAACTTTTTTAAATTTTTTAATTTTCTTGCTTTTTAAGTTTTTAAAACATTTCTTTTTTAATTTTCTTTAATATTCTATCTCTAGTACAATTTTTGACTCGATTTTATTTCATTTTTTTTTGTTTTTTTTTATTAATTGCTTGTTTTAAGCTTTGTTGAGCCTTTTAATTGTGTCTTACCAATTTGTAAGAAAAGTGTTGTAATATAGAATGTTATAAAATTAATTAAAATTTCCCTCTTATAAATGGTAAAAAAACCCAATAGCCTAATGCCCCAAAGGGGCATTAGGTATTATGCTATTACACCATTTTCTTGTTAAAAGAACAAGGGGAAGACTATTGACACACTAATAATAGTATGATAGACTGTATATATAGAGGAGAGACGAGGGCGGCTTAGCC